CGCGGCGAGAACCCGGTCCCGCCGGTGTTGTTCTCGACGGCGGCCATGACGTCGAGCAGGGAGCGCAGGAGGCGCCGGTCGGTGTCGGTCCACCCGTCACTGGCCGGCATCGACGCACCCATCAGCACGTGGCTCGGGACGACGAGGCTGCGGCCAGCGGAGTACACCAGCTCGGGACCGGCCTCACCGACCATCGAGAACCCCGAGAAGAACCCGCCGGTCGCGTTGCCCTGGCTTCGGCGCACCACGTCGTCGATGTCTTGACCGACTCCACCGGGGAGCATGTCGAGGATGTCGCCCGGTGACGGGATGAAGCTGAGGATCTTGTCGCGGATCTGGGCACCGATCCGCCCGATGCCTTCGAGGATGCCTTCGACGATGTCGCGGCCGACTTGGAGCATCGCGCCGGCGATGTCACCGATGGCGCTGACGATGTCACCGGGCAGTCCCTCGAAGAACCCGATGAGGGTGTCGATCGCCGTGGACACGGCGCCGGTCATGGAGTCCCACGTGTTCGACAGGAAGGTCTTGATGCCTTCCCACGCCGTCGTCCACAGCCACGCGAGCGCACCCAACCCGATCTCGAAGATGGCGCGGACACGGGCGAAAGCGGCGTCGAGAACGCCGTTCAGGATCTGCCAGAACCCGTTGACGATCTGGAGAAGCGCGTCCCACGCCTCACCCCACTTGCCGGTCAGGATCGACTTGATGAGGTCGAAGATCCCGGTCAGGACGTCCTTGGCGCCGTTGACGATCTGGACGATCGCGTCCCACGTGTCACGGGCGAACTGGACGATGTCGTCACCGAACCGCTGCCACAGACCGGTCGCGATCGACACGACCTCTTCGACGACCGTCTGCACGAACCGGAACGCCGTGTCGACGATGTCGCGGAACGCCTCAGAGTGCTGGTAGGCGTACACGAGCCCTGCGACGAGCAACCCGATCCCGGCGATGACCGCCGCGATCGGACCGACCGCGATGAGCAGCGCCGTGCCGATGGCCACCACGACGGCGGCGAGGCCGGCGAGGATCGGAGTGAGGTTGTCCTCGACGAACCCGGCGAGCCATGTGATGCCCGCGGAGAGCTGCGGCAGGTACGGGGTGATGAAGTCGATCGCCGTCTGCGACAGGGTGTCCCTGAAGTTCGAGATGACACCGTTGAGCGTCTTCGACTGCCGTTCCATGGCGCCCGCCGCGCCGGGGAACCGGCGCATCCCGTCGAGGATGGCGGCGATGCCCTCGTCGGCGGGCACGGCGCCGGCGGTGACCTGAGCGAACGCTTCGGCGGTCGTGATCCCCATCGACTCCGCGATCGCTTCGATGGCGGAGAAGCCCGGGACCGCGTCGGAGATCTGGTTCAGTTCCTCGGCGGTGATCTTCCCGCGGCCTCTCATCTGGCCGAGGGCTCGCACGACACCGTTGATGGCGTCCGGTCCCTGACCGAGCGCGGAGGTGAGGTCACCGATCGTGCCGAGGGTCGGGAGGAGGTCTTCGACGGAGAACCCGACACCCAACAGCCGCTGGGACGCTTCGGCGAGCCCGGGGAACTCGAACGGGGTGCGGCGAGCGAAGTCCCGCAGATCTTCGAGAACCTCCTGCGCTTCCTTGCCGGACCCCAGGATGCCCTCGAACGCGATGGTCGTCTGCTGGAAGTCGGCGGCCTCGCCGATGGCCGCGCCGATCAGCCGACCGATACCGAGCCCGGCGAACGCGCCCGCCAGTTGCGGGCCGACGCCGCGGAACGCGCCGACGAACCGAGACGAGAAGGTCCGCCCCGTGCTATCGCCGGCGTCACGCCCGAACCGGTCGAGGTCACCGCCGACCTCACGGTTGAGTGACGCCCCGAACCCTCGAGCGGAGGGGACGACCGAGACGTAGCCGGTTCCGAGCTCGACTGCCACGGCGTCCCTCCCTTCTCAGTTCGCGGTGGAACCCCAGTTGTCGAGCACGACCCGCATCTCGTCGACCGACATGGCCGACCCGTACGTCTTGCGGCCGGGGTCAGGACCGGGCCGCGGGAATCGCTTCGGGCGCGGGGCGTGCTTGTTCTGCTGCCGCTGCCAGTTGCCTGACTGCACGGCGTCGTACACGGACGCCAACAACTCGTCGGTGGTCGTCCACGTCGCGCCGAGCACCGACCGTCGCAGCGCCGACTGCTCCGGCAGGTTGCCGACCAGCACCCACAGCCGACGCCACGACAGGCGCGGCGTGCCGAGGTCGGTCAGCGCAATGCGGTACTGCGACTGGAGGTCCGCTTCGACGGCCCCCCCGTGCTCGCGGAGGAGCGCGAGGAGGCCGCAGATTCCCCCAAGGTCGTCCCGAGGTGCCGCTTGTACGCCTCCATGAGCGCCAGGAACTTGGCGGAGTCGAACACGGCTTCGCTGGCGACGATCCGGTCCCACTGCTCGTCGCCGAGCAGCAGACGCAGGGCGTCGTCGACCCGGCCGGCCTCCTCTGCCAACGCGACCCGCAGGTCGATCGACGGGGGCAGCACGTAGTCCTCGCCGCCGTGTCGGAACGGGAACGGTGTCCCGTCGGTTTCGAGGGCGTCGAGGTCGAACACGTTGTCGGTCATGTCGCGGGTTCCTTCCGTCGCGGGTGGGATGTCTGACCGGGCGGCGACCCGCGACGAACTGGCGCCGCCCGGTCAGACGGCTACGACTCTTCGAGGTCGGTGTAGACGTACGCCTTGGCGCCGGTGCCGTCCGGGTAGCACTCGATCGTGACCGGGTACATGACGGCGTTGCCGTTCACGTACTGGACGTCACCGCGGTCGGTGATCTCACCGTCGGGGATCACGACCCGCATGAGGTGGTCGCCGTCGACGATGTTCAGGACCCACGGCTGGCGGGTGCGGCTGTCGCCACGGATCTCGACCACTCCGGCGTCGTAGTTGCCGTAGTACGCCTCGAGCACCGCTTCGCTGGTCTCGAGGAACGTCATGGCGTACGTGACGGCGTGGGAGTCCTGCACGACCCGGACCGTGTCACCGTTCTGCCACGCCTTGATCCGGGTGGTGGACTCGTCGATCGTCTGGGTCACCCCCTCTTCGGAGAGGTACCCGAGCTCCTCGAACGCCCCGTTGAGGGCGCCGGAGACGGTGGTGGGGACGGCCGTGCCGGCGGGGGCGGTGTAGACGCCACCGGTGACAGCGACCCGCACGTCTGCTGCGGTTGTCATGATGCTTCCTCCTGGGTGGCGCCACGCGTGTGCACGGCGAAGGTCTGGCTGTATCGGGACTGGTTGGACAGGGGGTCGGGAAGGTCGGCGGGACCGGAGAACTCTTCGACCCGGTAGACGGGCACCCCGTCGACCACGTCGCCCGGTAGGGCGTGCAGGACGGCGCGGGCGAGCTGTGCGAGGTCGTGGGCTTCACCGTCGGTGTCGGCCCACGATTCGACGGTGATCTGCGCGGCGTCGGTCACGAGGTTCGAGCGGGGACCGCCGGTGCGAATCACACGGATGAACGTGGACGGCCGGTCGGTCGGGACACGGGTGCCGGTCGGGACGTCGCACCCTGCGGCGAGGACCGAAGCGACGAGCGCGACAGTGTCACCGAAGACGATGAGCTCAGCCACGGCCGGCGTCGATCGCGGACGTCAGGGACCGGTTGCGGGACTCGGCGACCATCGCAGCGATCGTGTCGGTGATGACCGCCGCACGGGCACGGGTCGAGCCGACCTGCGAGTCGACCCGGTGGCCCGGTCCCGCAGTCGACGCGATCGCGTTCGCCCGCCGGTTCAGGTCCGCCTGAACTTCGAGGGACTTGAGGATCTCGGGGATCGCCCCCCGCCGGATGTCGATACGGGCCATCGGGTCACCCCTTCGCGTGTCGTGGCGGCCGGTTGTGGGCGATGTCGACGAGGGCTTCAGCGTGACGACGACCGGACGACCCCCGGTACGCGGCGGGGAGCACCTGTTCGACGAAGGTGCGTTCCCGTTCGCCGATCCCGTCGACGGCGGCCTTGGCGACCAGCTCCGCCAGCTCGGCCGGTTTGATGGCGTGAACGCCGAGCCGGTTCCGGTAGATCGCGGCCTCGAACGTCGGTGAACCCGGCTTCTCGCGACGCAGGTTGCCCCGTTCGGTCAACCACGTGGGGAACACGACCGGCAGGCCGAGCGCCCACGCCTCGTAGATCGTGGAGCCGCCGTCGGCGATCACCACGTCAGCACCGACGTACTCGGTGAGGGTGGCCCGTTTGTCGGGACGGTGCCGTGGGTGGGGAGCGATCACGACGTCGAACTCGGATGGGGCGAGCAGTTCGAGCACCTTGTTCCGGTGCCACCACGAGGACGGGCCGGTGAGCATCGACCCGGTCGGCGGGCCAGCGGCGCGGCCCTCGCCGCCACCGCCGTGGGTGGGTGCCCACACGACCCGCACACGACCGTCGCGTGCGGGTGTCGGGATGCGGCCCTGGAAGATCGGGTCGAGCTTCGTGTACCCGACCTCGAGAACCCGGTCGGGCGGGTAGCCGCCGTCGGTGAGGCGTTTCGACCATGCGGGACCGGAGACGGCGACGTAGTCGAAGTGGCCGAGCATTCGGCGTGCGTTGCGCCAAACCTTGTCGGCGATGCCGTGCGACACGAACACGCTGACCTCACGGGGCGGGCCGGCGCGGAGCCCGTAGGTGCGGCGGTGCGTGAAGTAGCAGTTGACCGCACCGGGCTTCGGGCGGTTCGTGCAGTCCCGCAGGTCTGTCGGGTGGAGGGCTTCGAGGATCGGGTGGATCAGGCAGTCGGCCATCCCACCGGGGATCGGTTTGCCGTCCCGCCAGCTCGTCGGGTTGTAGGCGAACACGATCTGTCTCACGACTCGGACGGCTGTTCGTGCTCGCAGTTGGCGTATTCCTCGGCGTAGAGGAGGTCGGGGTCCTCGCCGGCGTGAGCGCGACGCAGGAGGTCCAGCAGGACGTCACCGGGAAGCGCCCACCAGCCGAGGTCGGTCACCGTTTGCGGACGACGAGCATCCCGCGTCGCGTCGGGTCCTTCCGCCAGCGGTACAACTTCCGGTGACGCCAGTCGAAGTCCGGGTTGTTGAGAACCCGTTTGGCGCCGGCCATGACGCCCATGAGCGGGTTGCCGGCGTCGTGCAGGGCGACGACCGCGCCGGGGGCGAGATGCGGAAGCCAGGCGGTGAGGTCGTCGGCGACGGCGTCGGCGGTGTGTTCTGCGTCGTGCCACAGCAGCCCGACCGGTTGGCCCTGCCAGCCGTGCCCGACCTCCGCGGCGAACCCTCGGACGGTCCAGACCCGCATGAGGGCGCCGCAGGCCCGCAGGTGGTCCCGGTAGGCGGTGAACGTGCCGGACTGGCTGTACACGCCGGTGGCGTAGGCGGGTTCGACCTGGGCGTACCCGGCGGGCCAGTCGTCGTCGGCACGCAGGTCCCACGGGTCGACCGACACGACCGTCGCACCGTCACCCTCAGACGCCCCCAGCGCCAGCCAGGCGGTCGTGCGGCCCTTGTAGGCGCCGAGCTCCACGATCGTCTGCCCCGCCGGCACCTGGGCCGCCAAGCGGCGCAGCCGGCGGCACGCGGCCCGTTCCGTCAGACCGTCCCCGGCGGCGACCGCGGTCGCGTTCACCACCTGCGGGAAACCTCGACGACCTGGCCGGTGAGGACACCTGCCGTGTCGGCGACGAGCATGCCGACGACGTCAGCGACTTCGGCAGGTTGCATGATCTGTTTCGGGTCCTCGGTGGGGGCGAGCACGGCACGCAGGTGCGTCGCACACCGGCCCGGGGCGACCACGTACACCCGCACCTGCGGGGCCAACTCCACCGCCGCGGTCAAACCGAGGTTGACCAGCCCGGCCTTCGCTGCGGAGTAGGACGACCAGCCCGGAGACGGTCGCAGTGCTGCGGTGGACGCCACGAGCACGACCGTCCCGGGCCGGTCGAGGTTCGCGAACCACGTGAGGCACCGCCACGCAGCCCGCAGGTTGACCTCGAGGTGGTAGTCGAACGTGTCGGACTCGACACGGGCGAGAGGTTGGGGTTCGACGTGACCGGCGGAGTACACGAGCACGTCGACCGTGCCGAGCTTGGCGAGAGCGGCGTCAAGGTCATCGCGTTTGGCGACGTCGCAACCGGAGGTGCGGGACAGGTCCCACGTGTGGAACCCATCGGCACGCAGACGGGAGGCGCACGCGGCCCCGATGCCCCGGGAACCCCCGACGATGACGGCAGCAGGCATTCATCCCTCCACCGTCTTGAGCGACAGTTCGATCCCCGCTTCGCGACCGGTGTACGGGCTCGTCCACACCCCCGGTTCGCCGTCGACCTCGAGGGTCTTGCCTCTCGCTTCGATCCGGTCGGTCGGCTGGATGTCGGCGTCGGGGGGGGCGTACAGGGTCCAGCCGATCACGACCCCTTGCCTGCCTTCGAGGTTCTCTGCCTGTAGGCGGGGGGCGAGCGAGCAGCCGGTGATGGTGAGCCGGTCGGGGGTGCCCCAGTCGGCGGCCTGATTGCCGTAGCGGTCTTCGGTGGTGCCGCCACGGAGACGGACGACCGGTTCGCCGGTCACGACACCGACGGCAAGTACGGGATCGGTTCCGATGCGCCTTGGACTTCGAGGTACAGGGTGCCGTCCACTTCGAGGAGGTCGCCGCCGTACGTGTCGTTCCGGGTGGTGGCGAGCGTCCACAGGCCGGGCGACCCGGACCCGCGGTAGGCGCCGACCGCAGCGGCGAGGGAACGGCGTTCCTCCGCGGTCAGGTAGAGGCCCTGCCCGGCGTCGTCGGGCAGGCGGGTCGAGAACGGGCCGGTGGTTTCCGACACGAACCCGGACGGGTTGCGGTAGGCGCGTGCCGCGGCGGCGACCGTGACCTGCGCGATGACCTCACCGACGATCACGAGCCGTTCGTCGAGGGGGTCTTCGTCCTCACCGGGTTCGGCCCATTCGAGCTCACCGGCGGCGTCGACCCAGGCCGAACCTGTCACGGTCCGTACGAGGGTCGACGCCGCGGCGAGCATCCCGTCCGCCTGACCGAGACGTTCGGCGGGGATCTCGTCTCCGAGCCACACCTGAAGCGCCTCGGTGTCAGCGAACGAGGGGAGCGCCATGGCTAGCTGGCGTCCCCGCCGGTCACGTTGAAGGAGACGAGCCGGCTGTTGACGTCACCGGTCTCGACCGAGGTCGAACCGATGAACGCGTCGACGAGGGACCGGTCGACGGGACCGGTCGAGTTCGTCGGGTTGTAGTCCCGCAGGTACCGCAGGGCGAGCGCCTCGGTCGA